TTGGAGAGGATGGTCTGGAGGATGTCCTCGGCATTGTCACGCGTAGCCGCGAGATCCGGGTCGATGACCACGAGGCCCTCCACGTCCACGCTCCAGCTGATGTCGCCGGGGTACTTCTCCTTGCCATTGGTGTCCTTGGTGCGGATATCCTTCACTTCCAGATCCACCTTCAGGGAATGGCTGGTGGCATGGAGCGTAGGCTTGTCATCCACAGTGACAATGATGTCCTCGCCTTGGATGATCTTCTTGTTTCCAACTTGTTCTGACATGGTTTATCGTATTTTGAATGTTAACGTCCAACTGTGTAAATCGTAGTCCGGATAGTATTCCGAGGAGGAGCTACGGTGGCGGCACACCTTCCCGTCCACAACAAGGCCCTCAATGGCTCCTCGCACCTTTCGCTTGAGCACTTCGGCCCCGGCCACCCGGTTATCGTAGACCTCCACCTCGAAGAGGGTCTCATAGCCTGCGATACCGTCCTTGGTACGCACCGGGGATTCTTCCGGAGTGCTGTAGGTTGCAAAAGGAGCCACCGTCTCGGCATCCACTGCACCGCACTGGATTTTTCCTTCCAGTTCCGGAGCTGCGGTCTGGATCACCTCGATAAGGGCTGTTTTGAAATCGCTCACTTTTTGACAGGTTTAAAGTTCTTACTGACAAACTTCTCTACGGATTCGGCCAGAGAGTCTCCAAAGCCATCGACCACCGTCTGGTAGTTCTCCTTGTAGGCTTCCTCGATGTAGGGCCGGGGCTTCAGTCCTTTGACGTGCCGGGCAAACACCTTGTCTCCATTCGGGAGGGTGAACACCAGCACGCCACCTTTCTTCTTTGGCCAGCGGGGATCCCGCGTTCCCTCATGCACGAACTTGCCGTAGTATTCGTTGACGGACTTTTTCTTCTTGCTGCGGGAGAAAACGTGCTTCACCGCTACATCCACCTCGGTCTTCGGGGCCTGCCTATCCCGGTAAGAGACCACCTTCAGCTGTTTTTTTAGCTGGCCGGACTTCACCGGGACGCGGCTCTGGGCTCCTTTGACAAAAGGTTTACTCGATTTCTTCAGGGCCGTCCGAAGCATGCGCTTTTGCATGTTGTTCGGCAGCTCATCGAGGATCTCCTTGGCCTCCTGGTATCCTTCAACCTTGATTTTCAGCATGGCCGGAGAGGATTGCTTGGAGGTCTTTCGCGTCCGTCTTGACGGTGCGGATGTGGAGTCTGTGATGCCGTCCCTCTTCCTGTGTGCCGATGATCCTCCGCCAGTCGTCTCCGTCCTTGATGAGCATGCCCGGTTCGATATGGCTGCGCCAGCGAATGGTGTACACCACCTCGTTTTCATGCACGATGCGGGAGGCATACATGTTCTCCCGGCCCCCGGCCTCGGTGCGCTGGGCATAGGCCTCGGCCACGAAGTCGATGCGCTTTGTCCGGTCGTTGTACTCGTCCCGGATCTCAAGGAAGCAGTGAATCTCGATGTGGTGGTCAAACATTGCTGTCGGGTTTATATCGTACCTTTCTGGTGCGGGTCACATACCCTTCTGCATCAGGGGCATCCGGATCGGCCCCGCCATCCCCGTAGGGGTGGATGCGCCAAGGCTGGAGGAGTTTCTCTGCGGTCATCGGGAGCGAAGCCACGCTACGTCCCACGACCACATCGGCCTCATTGTCTAAAAGAGTCCCCAATATCAGAAGAAGAGCAGCCTTGATTGCCGGAGGGAGGTTTTCAGAGGTGAACTCATCGCAGAGTTTCCGATTGGTGTAATCGTCCGCAATGCCGATGGCCATCTCAAGATAGTCCGCAACGAGCGAATCGAGCGAAGTATCATCTCCGAGCCGGAGGTGTGCGTGTGCTGTTTCAAGTGATATCAGGGACTGCGACATAAATAGAGAGAAAGTATAGAGGTAGAGAAGAGAGAGTGTCAGCGAGGATTAGGATCCGGCATGAACCAGCTTCACCACCGGATGCGTTCCGGCATCGATGAGGGTACCGTCAACGCGGGCGAAGCCGAACAGTCCGATGGACAGGTACTCGGCCAGCAGCTCGTTCAGGCGGATCACGCGGAAGCCCTTCACAAGACGGATCTTGTACTTGGACAGGTCACCGAAGAGCACCGAGGCATTCCCGGCTCCGATGTCGGCCACATCATCATTGATGACATAGCCCTTGCCGAAGATGGTACCCGGCTGGCCCACTCTGGCGTTCTCCTGCCAGATGTACTGTCCGTGGGTGTCCTTGATCTTCGCAAGAGCCCAGAGGGTCTTGTGGTTGAACATGAACTTGCCCTTCTTGGCATATCCGGAATCCACCCCGGCAATGAGGTCAACGATGTTGTCGAGGGTGATGCCACCAGCGGCTGCGCCATTATCAATGGCAGTGGCTGCGGTGACGATACCCTTCGGCTGGCCATTGCCGCTGCCGATGGTGAGGTGCTCGTTCACACCGCGTCCGAAGGAGTCGGACAGGAGCTGGCTGAGGAGGCTGTCGAGGTCGAAGGCACTGTCCTGCAGGAGTTCGAGGGACACCGGGATGATTGGAGTGCGGTAGGTGAATGCCTTGAGCGTCACGCTGCCGAAGGTCGGGGTGCGCTTGGTGCTCTGGTCGTACTCCGCCACGATGGTTGCCTTGGCAGCGGTGTCGTTGACGGTCGGGAACGTGAGGTCACCACCCCTGCTGGTGGTGATGATCTGCCCGGCTTCGAACATGCCACCGTAGGACTTGAGGGCGATTTCGATGCTGGAGGCAAGGTCGGTCGGGATGAGCACACCTGCGGTGAGGCCAGCGATGCTGTCGCGCTTTTCGATGAGGGCACGGCTCTCCGGAGAGAGGGAGTTCAGGCCACCGATGAGGTATTCCCCAAAGGCCCTGCGGTATTCCGGAGACTCCTTGATGGCAGCAGCACCAGCGGGTGCGCCACCGTTCTCGCGCTGATAGACCTCCTCGGCCTGACGCCTCTGGATGTCGAGGAATCGCTCCTCGGCAGCGACTGCCTTATCAGCCTTGTCATAGTCAGCAAAGAGGGTGTCCCACCTCTGCTGCTCTTCTGCGGTCATCTCACGACCGTCAGTTTCCTTGCGGAGAGCGTCAATCTGGGCATACAGCCCAGCGCGTTTCTCTTTGAGTTCTTTGAGTTTCTTAGACATAAGACTTATGTGTTTATGATTGGGATTTGAGTTTCAATACGGCAACGGCCCGGTCGCGGGATGAGGTGTCCACCTTGGCCGGAGCGAGGGCCTCGCGCTTTCGCTGCTCCAGATGCTCCCGGACACTGGCCTCGGTGTCCTTGTAGGCCGGGTAGGTCACCAGCGACACATCATAGAGCCGGGCAATGGCCTTGACGGTGCGCTCATCGTATTCGAGGCCGTTCTCCTTGTCGGCATACCGCCACTCGTCTGTCTCCACCACGAACTTGAAGGAGCACTTGGAGATGTCTCCCCGGCCAACCAGCTCCAGCATGTCATTGCCGAGGGTGGTCTCCGGGGCATCGAACTCGAATCGGAGTCCCACCTTGTCCACGGAGAGTTTCAGAGTGCCGGAGGTGGTGCGGGCCAGAATGCCGGAGATGTCATGGTTGAAAACCATCACCACATCGCTCATGTCGGTCTTGTCGAAGGCCCCACGAGCGATCTGCTCCTTGAACCAGCCGTAGATAGGCTCGCTCCATGTCTCGAACTTGGATGCATATCCGGTAATGGTGCGGGAGGGCTTCCCGTCATCAGCTTTCCGGATGGCAAGGTCGGATACGATGCTCCGTACCTCTATTTCTTGAGGGTTATTCTTCTTTTCCATCGTTGGGAGGGGTTACAGGTTGATTCTTGGGAGGAGCCACCAGCGCATTGTCCACCGTCTGCATGTTCATTTGCACGAAGTAGGTGTCTCCGCGGCGGAGAGGGCTCCCACAATATTCATGTTCTTGTAGTATTCACTCCTGGTCTTGGCATCACCCCGGAGGAGTCCATTGAGGCCGAAGAGGAAGTAATACTCCCCGAATTCATCCTCGCGGAGAAGTTTCCGGTTGAATTCCTCTTCCAGACGCACCAGATACGGAAGGAGGCAATACTGCACGAACTCCATCCCTTGGTGCTCGATGTTATTGTTGGTGGCCCGCTCCAGATCCGCGATCATGTGCGGAGGTACTCCGAAGATGGTGGCCACTTCGGTCTTTTGGAACTTTCGGGTGGCGATGAACTGGGCATCTTCCGGAGGAATAGAGATGCGCTCGTAGGTCATTCCGCCCTCAAGGAGGAGCGGGGTGTGTGCATTATTGAGGCCGACCGACTGCTCGATAAGGTCGTGCTTGAGGCGCTTATAGGCATCCGGCTTCAAAGTCGAGGGGTATTTGAACACCCCGGACATGTTGCCGCCTTGGGTGAAGAACTTCTCGCCATAGTCTTGAGCAGACTGCGTCAGGGAGAGGTTTTCCCGGTGGACTTGGATGGGAGACTTGCCCTTGTAGCCGTTGGTGGACACCCCTTTGAGGTGGATGATATCGTAGCTGGGCAGCAGTTCGCCATTGCTCAAACGATACACCACCTCATCGTCCGGGGTGAGGATGGGCTCACACTCATAGGGCTGGAGTTTCTGGAGGCGCACCGGACGGAAATACCGATCCCGGTGGATCCGGGCATAGCCGTTGCCCCAGAGGGTGCAGCCCACCATCAGGTGTTGAAGAAGGGCAAAGCGGGTAAGGTATGAATTGGGCTTGGAAAGGATGCTGGCGCAAGGATGTCCCTTCGCCTGCTCCCTTCCGGAGTCGGTCTTGTGATAGAGGTGAATTGGCAGTGTTCCTACCGTCTCGGAGAGGATCCGGACGCAGGCCCAGACAGCAGAGATGGCCAGCGAGCCTTCCGGGGTGATGATGTTCTTTTTCACCGCATCGGCCACGGTGTCGGAGAGAAGCACCTCGTTCACAGCCTGCTCGAATTGCTCTGAACTGATGCGCTTCTCTCCTTTGCGAAAGATAGAAATTATGGCATTACTTAATCTTGACACCGTAGCTTAACACTAAACTAATAACCAACGGTGCAAAGCTACCTTCATCAGGGCGCTTCCAAGTGAAACATTGTTACAGTCTTGGAAAATGCTTAACTTTGCCAAATACAGACAAATCGTTATTTTGAACGCGCAAGATTATCAGTATGGAACAGACAAAGACAGACAGACTCGACTACGAGCAGCCCAAAATAAGAATCGTGGAATTGCTGCACTTGACTCCGCTGCTGCAGACAAGCGCGAATATAAATGTAACTTATACCGAGGAGGATTGGTAAAATGAATAAGCAGACACTGAAACTGGGCTGGCTGGTCATTGCCGCAGCCCTCACGATGACGATGGCTGCCTGCTCCAATGACGACATCACAGATGAGCCGTTGACTACAATCGCACCACAAGCCGTTTCGACCGTCCACATCACTGTGGGTGCAGGCATCAGCGATGGCGAGGGCACGACTCGTGCCGCTGTAAGCGAGACTGTCGTGGAAGGCAAGACAGAGCGCACGCTCACGTTCACCAATGGCGACAAGCTCTTCGTCTATGCGGAGATAGCAGCCAATACGAAATACGTTCTCGCGGGCACGGTCAGCATCGACAAATCGAGCATCAGCGCCACAACGGCTCCACGGTGACAGCCTCGTCGTGGGCATTCACCGATGCCTCCAACCCGATTGCCGAGTGCAGTAGTGGCACGGCATTCCTCATCCCGAAAGACGCTCCCTCCGGCCTCTACGACGTTTTAAGCTACATTGGTTATGATCACAATTATGACAAGAGCATCGCCGCCGATGTGAACACGCTGATGAAGACCGCCCTGAAAGTCGAGGGCGACCTCAATACCACAACGCAGAGCTTTACGCTTGGTAAGGTGGACCCCATACTCAACTGCAACTTCGGCGGGCTGACTCCCGGTGTCAATTATAAAGTCAGTCTTTCTTTTGAGGAATATGAAACCACGTATTCCACGAAGTACATTGCCGATGCCGACGGCAAGGTTTCGTTCGCTGTTAGCAACGAGGGAGGCAGCAAGGATTGGACGGTCAACTCTCTGGATTGTGTTTTGAATACCTTCGGAGTCAATGAATCGACGTGGAGCCTGCAGACGAACTTCGGCCTGCTGAAGTTCAAGTACACGCTTAGCACCTCGCCCGGCGTAGGAATATCGTTAGCACCGATTAGCACCATCACCATCAACGATGGCGACGGCAACACCTACACCGTCACCGACACAAGGGACAACGGCTACGGCGGCACGCTCGGCTTCGACACCAGCTTCCAGTTCTACGTCGGCATCTATCCCGTTAGTGGCAAGACGCTCACCATCACCTACGACCCGCACAACGGCCAATACACCTATGTCGGTACCGTCTCGGACGTGACGCTGGCGGGTGGCGCAGTGCTCGACCTCGGTACGGTCGAACTTGTGAAGACAACAATTTGAATCAACAACAAATGTCTAACAACTAAAAAGGATTATGGCGATGATTCGAATTTTACGCTCACTCCGGTGAGCGTTTTTTCGTTTTCCAGCGGAGGTATTGGATCCGGAACGAGGAGTATTCTGAATACATGCGTTCTCCGGTAATGCGCTCTACTTGCTCCTCCAGCATTTCGTAGGCATCTTCGTAGGTCTGATATAGCATCCGAATCTCCAGAAAGGTGTACAAGAATCCTTGCGGGGACAGGAGTTTCCGGGCCTCAGCCGAGAGTGGCGGGATGGCGGCAAGCTGCTCCTCGTACCGCTGACGGGCACGGATTTGCATCTCTGTGACTTTGCGTTTTGCCATACCCTTACCCCCTCAGCGACAGCATTCCCCGGCTGTTATACGGATTATCATCATCATCGGCCTGCTTTGTCATCCATTCTCCCAGCGCCATGATCCCGGCAACGATGCCGTCAATCTTCTGGACTGACTTCTCCTTGTCCGGCTTGATGTTCCCGGCAGGATCCGTCTTGACCACAGTGGATGCCAGCATCCAACGCAGCACCGGATTTCCGAAGTGTTCAATCTTCTCGGTGAGCACCAGCTTCTCGAACTCTTTTGTGGGCGCTCCCATTGAGCCGTAGCCCTGCCCGAAAGGATTACACTCCATGCCCTCGTTCTGCAGGTCGATGATGGTCTGGCTGGAGTTCCAGCGGTCGTAGGCAGTGCTCTGGAAATCGTACACCTCGATGATCTGCAGGATATCGGCTTTCACAAAGTCGTAGTCCACCACGTTGCCGGGAGTGACTTTGACATACCCGGCCTGCACCCAGAGGTCGTAGTTGATGTTCTCTTTCTTGATTTTCTCCAGCATCTTCTCCTCCGGGATCCAGAAGAACGGCAGCAGCTGGAACATGTCGTTCTCATGGAAGATGAGCACGAAGGCAGTGATATCGGACACATTGGAAAGGTCAAGCCCACCCCAGCAGGCGCAGCCCTTGAGGGATTCCGGATCCGTAGTGCCACAGCAGCGCATCCAAGCATCGTCCAGAATCCACGTCTTTTCCGCGTCCACCCAGAGGTTGACGTTCTTCGTCATCACATTGCGGACGGCCTCCGGACGGTTCTTGGCGTCCTGCACCTGGTCGGCCAGATAGTCCACCGAGACGGACACTCCGAGGTTGGGATTGGACTTGATCCACATCTTGGGGTTGTCCCATTCCTCCTTGGAGTCGAGGGTGTAGATGATGCCGAAGAGGGTATCGTCCTGATTGATGCCCCGGAGAATCTTGATGACATTCTCCCGGTAGGCATAGCAGGCTCCGTTCTTGTTGAATCCCGCAGTGGTGATGATGAACATCAGCGGTTGCCTGCGGGCTCCGAAGGCCGACTTGATGACATCGAACATACCGGAGTCCTTATGAGCATGGAACTCATCGATGATACCGCAGGAAGGATTCAGGCCATCGTGGGTACCGTAGTCCGAGGAGAGGGGTTTCATCATGCCGCCCTTCATCTCGTAGACGATGGAGTTCCGGTAGGTGTCCAGATAGTTCTTCAAATCCGTATTCTTGACGATTTCCACCGCATCGGAGAAGCAGATCTTCGCCTGATCCTTGACGGTGGCGGCAGAGTACACCTCTGGCCGGGCTTCGCCATCGGCAAAGAGCATGTACAGGCCGATGCCAGCGGAGAGTGCAGTCTTGCCGTTCTTGCGGGCGATCTCCACATACACATAGCGGAAGCGCCTCGTGCCGTCAGCATTCTTCCAGCCGAAGATGTTCCAGAGGATGAAGTGCTGCCAAGGCTCCAAGATGAACTTCTGCCCGGCCCATTCTCCCTTGGTATGCTTGAGGGTTTCGATGAACTTAATGGCCCGCATCGCGGCCTTCCGGTCAAAGTACCAACCCTTATCCAGCGAGTCCCGGAGGTCATTGTAGTACCTCTGGACGGCCAACTGCACCAGCTCGCAGGTCAGGATTCGCTTTGCCCTGACATCCTCTGCGTATTGCTCTGCCTTTGTTAATTTGTCCATGTTTATTGCTCATCTACAGTTTCAAAATCAGCGAAGTCATCCTTCTTTTGGATTCCAGAAAGCATCGCTGCGACCCTCGCTCGGCTGGCCGGGGACAGTCCGAACTCGGATGCCAGCGTCTTTGCAGCCACCAGCGCATTCTCCGCAATCTTCCTCTTGGGGTTGACCTGCTTGATGGATCCGGTCTTGGTGGCCACCGTAATAGTATAGCCCTCCGTCTCCAGATCCTTCATCATGTCTTTGTAGAGCGCCATCTCCCGGCAGTACGCCAGCAGCAGATCAATGTTGACCACATCCAGCAGTCCTTTGCAGGCCAGCTCCGTTCCCACCATCTGGTACAGTTTCTTGGCCGTACCCTTGAGGCCCTTAGGCTTGGGAAGAGTGGTGGCCGGGGCCATCGGTACCAGCTCGCCATCCATCCGACAGGGCTGGTCGGTTCCCCGGAGCCGCTTACTTGCATCCGATATCTTCTTTCTTCCTTTCGTCATAAATCAAAGAATGTATTTACATTTTTTGTAATTACAATTTTTGTTTTATACCTTTGCGGTGATAAAACACACAGTAGGATGGAAGCACCTTTCATATTCGGCAAGATTGCCACAGACGAGAATTTTACAGACAGGGAGCAGGAAACGGCTCATCTGGTAAACAATTTCGAATCTCTCATCAACACAATCATCATTTCTCCAAGGCGTTGGGGAAAAAGTTCTCTCGTTCACAAGGCAGCAACCATTGCACAGAATGAGGATAAACAGCTCAAAATTTGCACAGTAGACCTTTTTAATGTCAAAACTGAGGAGCAGTTTTATACGGTGTTCGCCCGTAGCGTCATCCGAGGGACTGCATCCAGATGGGATGAGGCTGTGGAAAACGCGAAGAAGTTCTTCTCTCGTCTGGTTCCAAAAATATCCATCGGGGCTGACCCGATGAATGAGGTTTCCATTGACTTTGATTGGGAGGAAATGAAAAGGAACCCCGATGAGATTCTTGATCTTCCGGAACGGATCGCGCAGTCGAAGGGGATAAAGGTTATGGTT